AGCTTGCGCAGCATCAGCCGCCATATCAAGCCGAGACTTATCAACTGCCGACATTGATCTTTCACGGTCAAGCGTCATAGCAGCGCGGGCGAGCGCGCTTTCCTTCTCGACCTTGGCAATCTGGTCAGATAGATGTTCCCTGATCTGGGCCATATCAATGGTCGTCCCCTGTGGGGGGATGGCTTTGTTGTCCGAGTTCACAACTACCGCTATCTTAGACTTTAATTGAATGATTTCGCTGTTTGCAGCAGAAAGCGCGCTCATCAGATAGACAACGCAAGAGAACAGGATTGGGATGCCCGCGAAAGTGATCTTTTCGACAAGCGCGCCTTTGGATGCACTTGCAGCCATCTCAATGGCAAACTTCTCTTGTTTCTCTTCCGTTGTGCTCATTTGTCAGCTTTCCTCTTTTCGAGGCTATCTACTTTATCAAATATTTGTCGGCATAAGTCTTTGATTTCTTTCAATGATTCTGAGAATTCATCTTTCTTGACGTAGTTACTTGGCAGTTCAATTTCTATCTGATGAAGATCTGTTTTGAGGCGCTCTACTGCTTCCCACAACTGCCGGGCCAACCAACCAACTAGGGCTAGAAAAGCCCCAAGACCAAAGTTGATGATTGTCTGAGTTTCCATAGCCTACGCAGCCTCTTCATGCTCACCAGAAATGGCTTTGCGAATATACTCTAAGTTTGCGATTAAGCGAACATCCTCTGGGGCCATTTCGTGAGCTATTTTTGCTTGAGCATAAGCAATCCCATAGATGCCAAGGTTCCATGCCGCAATGCTTGCCAAGTCATGGGCTTGATAGCCCCACACCTCGGGGTCACAGGTGTAGACAGCTTCCCTGTTCGTAATGCGTAAAGCCCGCATTGCGTAGGCTAAACATTCTTCCCAACGAGATTGACGGTACATAAGCAAAGCAAGTTCACACCATGGCTCACGGGTGTTTGACGCCTCAGATGCAGCCATTTGAAATGCTTTTTCCGCGCCAGTGGGGTTACCCAGTTCATTGTAGCATCGTCCCATGACCCTGTAAGCGTAGCAGCGTTCGTTCATCCACGTGGCTCTGGGGAGCCCAAGGTAGCTGTTGCAAGCATCGACTGCCTCTTGCCAACGACCATGGAAGCTAAGCTCACGCGCATAATAAAAGGCATTGCGCGGGCATTGCGGGTCTTCTTTTACGGAAAGCTCCAGAAGATCCATGTACTGTCCCCGGCTCTTCGTCGGGTCTGGTTTATGGATGGCAATGAGAAAGTCGGTTTGTGCCCACACTTCTGTGATTCGGCCATCTGGGACGGGGTATTCGTGACATGGGTGATGCCAGAAATATCCAGATCGGGCATGAATTTTTTCATAATAAAAGCTGATTCCAGCTCCCCAGTCGAACATGTAGCGGAGGCGAGTGGTTTGCCCTTTGATCCAGACACGCTCTATCTCCGCTCGCCATCCCGGTTGAAGAACTTCATCAATGTCCAAACTGATGCACACATCATAGCCCCTAGGGATAAGGGCAAGTGCAGCATTGCGGGCAAGATCAAATCGCCAAGGGGTAATACAAATATCGTGAACAACAGCGCCGTACTTTCTAGCTTCTTCCACAAGCCCATCGTCTGATCCCGTGTCTGCAATCATTATCAAATCCGCATCTGCGGCTGATTCGCAGAATCGCTTCACAAAATGAGCTTCATTTTTGCTGATTGCGTAGACGCAGATCTTCAGTTTGTTTTCCATGACAACCCCCCTTGTCCGTGGAACTAAATGGCTAGACAGACGTTATGGTTTGCCAAGCCGTGCCATTGTACACACAAAGCTTGCCCAATGTGGTGTCAAAAACCAACCGCCCAGAAGTCGCAGATAGAGCCGTCTTCTGTGCTGTGGTGACGTTTTGGGCAACCGTAATCGTAGCAAGATTAGCAATCTGTTGAGTTGTACAGCGAGCCGTAGCGCCAGCTTGAACAATTTCGACTAACTCCGCGCCAGAAAGAGATATGGCGGCGGTAAGATTTGGGATCTGAACATTACTGGCGTAACGAGGCATCAGAGTGGTCCAGTCTTGGGAATTTCATCAAAGCCATAAGGCAGACTGGGATTGTTTATCACATATCCGCCGCTGACGTATGTGCCGGTGAAAGACGAGTTTTGGAGATCAAATTGATTTGGATTTATGACCGTTATGGTCCATTTTCCATTTGCAGTATCAACACCAACCACATCATTGATGATCACCCTCTGGCCCGTAATAAAGCCTGAGGTGACGCTAACTGTTACACGGATGACGCCAATTCCGTTGTTCGCGACGTTGATGATATCGCGATACGTGACAGCATTGGGGTCAGTACCGGGCTTTTGGTTAGTGCCATAAGGCGCTTCACCAGTCTGTTGCGTAACACGGGTCTTGTCCGGGACATCGTCGTCAATCGTAGTGACACGAGTATCACCCTGCTGGATGGGAATGCCGGTAGATTGACTGGTTGTATTATAACCCGACACTTGACGGCGGTCGATCTCGTCCCAGGCATATGGCTCAACACGTGGGTTCACAATCGGCACAGGATCTGCCGGGATCACAATCGCCCTCAACTGCTCTTGGGGGTTGTCATAGCACGTGCTGCAAACAAGAATGCGCTTGTTTACAAGGGATGCACCGGCCCAATCGTACTGCCAAGATAGCTGATAATGGTTGTACCAAAGCGCGCAACGGTCGCAGATCGCAAAAGCTCGCGGATTACGGGCATCTGTTCTGGCGCGGCCTGATCTCGATGCATATCCCATTTACATCCCCTTATCGGAAATAAGCGGAAATCATTGGGGAAATAAACGTGGCCGCTTGCTCTATGTTCTGATCAGCCGCGATCTGATACGACTCATCAGCCATAGGCTTGATCCCCATAGCTAGCGCAGGAGCCCAGATTTGAGCAAGCCGGTAAGCCAACCCATAGGCAAAAGCTTCTAGCCAAAGATACGGGATCTCAACCGTTTGCCCATTCGTAAGAGCAGAATCTTGGATTTGCCGCACCCTGTAGTACTTGAGACTTTGTGGGCCATTGTCAGTGTTGGGCACCGGCCAGAGCGTCACAGATGGGCCAGCAGACCCGGTAGAACGAGACGAGCTAATGAGCCGATCAAACCAGTAAACAGTAGGGAACCCCTGCTGCTCTTTATTGGGATAGCTGGCGTATTCCGTGCGGCTCACCGGCAAGATGATGCGGTCAATGTTGGCCCCCGAATCATCATTTTGGACATAGGCATCCAAAATCATGACCGTATTGCCTTCAACGGCATACGTAGCCGTACCCGTGACAAGCGGCGTCGTCACAAGGTCAACAGCCCAGAGATTAACACCCTGATTGGACCAGCGGGCGCATAGCATGTTGGAAGCCATACGAGCGGCCTCCATATGCTCTTGAAGTACAGCAGTGTTGCGGATCCCAATAAGGTTGTAGGCGTAAAGCGTAAGCTCGCCTAAACCGGGGTTGTACGCATAGGTGCCAGAAGTCGCCATGGTGGCTCCTTAGACCGGGCCAGCTTGAACAATCTGAGCCGTAACCGTTCCCGCATTTGCCGATATGTTCAAACAAATAGCGCGGCACGGGATAGTGATGGCCCCTGCAACAGCAGCCGAGCCAGAGGTAAACCCAGGGGCTACAAACCAATTGGCAGCAGCCGCTGTGTAACCGGCGACACTAGGGTCATCAAGCGAATACTCAACCGTAAACGTAGCGGTTGAACTCAACGTGACCGCAATGCCAATGTTGAAGGGTGCCTGGAAACTATCGACAACGCAGATGCTGCTGCGACCTGTTCCCGTCTTGGTAATTGGCGTGTATTGCATGTCACTTCCCTTTGCTTCGTGCAGCAGCAGCGTTATCAACCAAATTTGGATAAGGACGGCCAGCAGCTCGTGCATGTGCCTTAGCGGACTGAACTTGCTTCCGGTCTAGATGCTTCACTTTAGCATCCTTTGGAGCATCTTTCTCCCAAAATGGCTTGTCCATATCAACAATCCCACGCCCTGAGCGACTTGTTGATGCGGCTGTCGGGATCTGCCGCTTTAGCGGACCCAGTCCTCTTCCGCTTCATCCCAGTCATTCTAGCGCAGAATGAGTCTTTTCGCGACCCCCCTTCTGGCTGGGGGCGCTTAATATCGTGTCCTTCGGCTTTGAGGGATGCCCGGCCCTTTGCATTGAGCCCGCCCTCAGGATTCTTGCCTTCTTTACGTGTCCATGCACCAGACATGAAAGTCTCCTGTAAAAACGGGGGCACACGGCCCCCGCAGTCTCACGTTAGATCCGGGAGAAGCGATCTTAGTAGTGAGAAGACTTGCCACGGGGCGTACCCGAATTGGCAGACGACATCACTTTGCCGCCGCTCATACGGGGCTTGCGACCCATATCAGCCTTGGCCTTCTTGCCATCCATCTTGACGGTCTTGCCGCCGCGCTTGAAGCCCTCGGACTTGTCCTTGGCCTCGGAAGCAACCTCAGAGTTGCCACCAGCGTAGAAATCACCGCTAAGAGCCTTAGGGGACGGATTTCCAAGTTTGTGCTGACCTTTACCCTTCATGACAATCTCCTATGTCTTAGGCGTTCTCGGCCTGGATGTAACGAACGACAAGATCACCAACGCCCGCGCCAGTGTTAGTGGACAAGACATAGAGGATAATGTCCGTGGTGCCCGTGTTGGACCAAAGTGCGGAGCGAGTGGCATCCGTCCCCGGCGTCAACCCAGTAATGCCGATGTTGGCAACCGAAGTGGCCGCGACAAGCTCAGTGGCAGTCGCGGAAGTGCCAACGCTGATGTTGGACGACGCGCCACTAAACCCAACCGTGTTCAGCATCTGCATCTGAACGATATGGCTGAGGGCGGGGATGACAATTGTCGTCGCTGTCGCGGTAGCCGTTCCAGCCTGCGTAAGCGAGTAAGTCTGCGCCATCATAACAAAGCCAACATTCTTAACCGTGCCAGCGGTAGTGCCGGTCGTATTAAGAACATCGCCAGCCTTAATGGGGCCAGTGAATGTGGTTGTTCCCATAGGAACCTCCTGCACAAGTCGTCACGTAGTCTGTGCAGAGTCCGCCAAGTCGGTCTACGTGACTGGTTATCTTGGATAGAAGGCGGGGCTTTAGACCCCGCCTCTTAGCATCAAGTCGGGAACGAGCCCCAGATCGAACGCCAGTTGTAGTAGCCGAACGAGTAGCGCTCGTAGCCCTTAACAAGCAGATTGTCAGTGACAAAATCCACCTGCATATCGCTTTCGAACTTCACTCGCTCCATATACGACAGACCGTCGATGTTGGTGAGCAGGAACCAGGCCTTCGTGGAGGTCAAGAAGTCATTGACCATGTAGCCTTCGGGCAGACCGCCCGCAGTCATCATGATCGCATTGACATCATTGTCCGCCGAACCGGGGCGCAGTTCAGTCTTCGTCAGACGGATGGCGACCGGCTCAAGCTGCGGAGGCACAATGAGCTTGCGGCCACGGGCGAAGATCTTCAGACCAGCCTGGTCCTTGAAGTTCGTCCGAACGGCAATCATCGCGTTCAACAGGGTCGACTCATTCAGATCCACCGGGGTGGTGGGAATGTTGGGGATCGAACCGCCATCAATCGGATGGTCGCTAGCGCAGAGGGCTTTGCCGTCGCCGCCAACAGACCCGTTATAGGTTGTCGCGGTGTTCAGCACGTTCGCGCCATAGATTTCCTTGGTCTGATGAAAAGATTCAATCAGGCCGAGGTTCGAAGGCATGAACTGGGTCTTGTACAGGTTGTCATCAATCGCTTTACGAGTGATGGCATAGCCGAGAGCGATCTCAGTATGCTCCTGGTTGTAGACGTAGCGTTCGCCAGCGCCGTTATCAAAGGCAGTCTG